TCAGCTTCTCTACGTAACTTAGCCCCAGCCCCAGGTGTTGCATTCTTCAATACAGAAGCAGGTAAGGATTTACCATTTGCTTCTAAATTTGAAGCCTACAATATTATTAACCCTAAACAGCTACCAGCAACGATGGCAGCATTGGAGGTGCGAGAAGATATTCATACCTTTGTAGTAGACACTACAACGTTCCTAATGGATGCTTTTGAGTCGCAGTACGTGCTAGGGGATGATATAGATTCTCGTAGTGCATGGGGAGCCTATCAGCAATTCTGGCGCAGATTTATGCAGGAAACCGTAGCAGGCACTACTAAGTCTGTAATTATGACTGCACATGTACAGTCTGTGTATAACGAAACTAACCTAGCAGTAGAGATTTCTATACCTGTTAAAGGAGCCCTGAGCAAGGTAGGAATAGAGAGTTTCTTTAGTACGGTAGTAATGGCACGAAAGATGCTGATCTCAGAGCTAGAAGGCTTTGAGAACGATATGCTTACTATTACGGAAAGCGAGAAGCGTCTTGGCTTTAAACATGTATTCCAGACCCAAGTAACATCAGATACGATTAATACCCGTATACGTAGTCCTATGGGGATGTTCAGTTATGAGGAAACCTTCATGGATAATGATGCCCAGTTACTACTGGATCGTATGAACTCTTACTATGGGACAGCTTAAAACTATGGAAAATTCAACTAGTACTTGCAAACTTATAAGTGCTACCGAATGGTTAGGTGGTGATTGGGAAATGGCACGGGATGACATAGTAGCTTGGTGCGCTAGAGTCAGTAATCCCGAGAACCAGAATAACCATAAAACCTCTGGTAAGCTATTAAGATACTTATTGAATCATAAGCATTTCAGCCCTTTTGAAATGGTGAATATGTGCATTGAGATAAAGACCTCAAGAGGAATTGCAGCACAGATTCTTCGTCACCGTAGCTTCACTTTTCAGGAGTTCTCTTTAAGATACTCCACGCTAAACACTGATAGCATGGTGTACCCTACAATGCGTAATAAAGGTTCTACGAATCGTCAGGGCTCTACTAACGACTCTTCGGATAAGATGCAGCAGATAGCTAGAGAAGCAATGGATGCAGCGTTACAAGCTTATTTGAAGCTACTTGAAGGTGGTGTTGCACCCGAGTCAGCACGCTTTGTATTACCTTTAGCTACACCTACTACACTGTACATGTCAGGCACGTTACGTTCATGGCTTCACTACATTGAGTTACGTAGCCAACCGAATGTACAAGCTGAACATAGAGACATAGCTATGGCTGCTAGAGACATCTTAGGCAAAGCCTACCCTGTAATAGGGCAACTACTAATGGAAGGAGTATAAAAAAATGGCTACACGCCCAATTTGGAAACCCTCTGAGCCAAAAGAGAGAAGCGATGGCGCAACTGCGTCTTACTACGAACTACCCGAAAACGCAACGGAGTTATACCAGCTCATAAACCATTGCAATATGGGGCATAACATCGCTACGATCTTTAGCGAATGCTACCGTTATGGTAAAGCAGACCATTGTGATGAGCTAAGAGGTGCTAAAAAGATATTAGCTTACGCACAATTCGAGGTAGAACGTCTAACGAAAGAAAAGAAAGCACCAAATCAATCATTCCGATACAAAAACGAAGAAGGTAAAACACATGAGTAATTCATTATCCAACTTAGCAATTAACACCCCTGTCGTAATAGAAGAAGAAGACGTTATCCGTAAAGGGTATATCAAAGAAAGCGGAGTTTACGAAGCTGTAATCAAAATGGTCTACGTACTACCTAATCCAGCAACCATAGGCTTTGCATTAGAGTTTGACTTAGGTGCTGCTGAGGGTACGTACAAAGAAAACGTATATATCAGTCGTAAACGTCAATTAGATGCCAACGGCGTTGCGATTGGTGAGCCTGAGTTCACATTCCAGCGTAATGGCTCCAGTGTACCTATGATGGGCTACACTGTAATGAACGCCTTAACCCAAGCAGCAGTAGGGCAGAAGCTAGATCAGCTTACCACTGAGCCTAAAACAGTTAATGTCTATAATAAAGATGCCAAGAAAGACCTACCTCAGACTATGGAAGTAGTGACATCACTGATTGGCAAAAAGGTCATTATTGGTCTGATGCAAGAGTACGTAGACAAGAACAAGCAAGTGGGTGATAAGTGGATTCCTTCAGGGGAAGCTCGCCTAAGTAACAGAATTGTTAGAGTGTTTAACTCAGCAGGACTTACAGTCACTGAAGTAGCAAACGGTGTAGTAACGCCTACGTTTATGCCTAAGTGGGTCGAACACGTTAAAGGCTACATCAAGGACTGCACCAAATCTAAGAAAGGTAAAGCCATGCTGGATAACCCTACTACAGCAGGGTCACCAAGCGGTGAAAGCGTCTTTGGTAGTGGTGTACCATCAGCAGCAGTAGCCACTGTAGCAGCACCTGTACAAGCAGCAGTAGTTGCAACTGCACCTATCCAACAAGAGCCTGTAGCTACACCTGTACAAGCTGCTGTACCAGCTATCGAGGATACTCTTGATGAACCTGCGGAAGTAAGCCCATCACCTTTCGGGTAAGCTAAAACCATAATCGAACCTGACCTACCCTACTTAATTGAGTCAGTAGGGTAGGCTTTAACTTGTATTCAAAAGGAGGATAATTACCATGACTGATAAAGTTCTTATTAGCCATGACCCTTGACCAGGGATAACAGGAGCCTTTGTAGTGTGGCTTAATGGAGTTATCTACGAGGTAGTGGATAGTCCTAAAGAACCGTTCCAACTCACTAAAGGCTTAAAAGTACTTAGATTCCCTAAACAACCTAATAGAGTAATCAAGTCAGGTATCAATAAGGGTACTAGACCTACTGTATGGAAGACCAAACCTAAGTTTAAAACACTAATGGATGTACCTAAGATTGTAGAGATGTTCAATGAGTGGAGCCAACTAGGTGATATTACCTATGTAGGGGAATCGCAAGTATTCATCAATAAAGCTGCATCAGCTCGTACCAGTTACTATAACCACGGTAGAGTAGAAGGCATAGCTTATACTTATGGGGATGTACACCAAATAAATCCCTCAGTATGGAAAGGTAAATTAGGACTAACCACAGACAAGGAAAGCTCTATCAAGTTGGTTAACCAACTGTACCCCTCTGTACTAATCAAACGCCATGACCAAGCAGAAGCAGTTCTGATAGGTCATTATTATCATTTATATATGGAAAAAATCTAATGCAAATTACATTATCTGAGCAAGACTTAAACCGAGCAATTACTGATTACCTATTTACACTTGGTATCGACATGCTTGTACACGATGTAGCTATTAACATGACAGTAACTCGTAACCCTACAACCAGTGTCGTAGCTACTATTCAAATGTTCAACCTAACTGACGACGAAATTGCAGCCAAAGCAGAGGACTATCAAGCACAACTTGAGCGTGGGACTGTACAGCGCATTCATGCATTACGTGTCAACTTCCCAAATTATGGGGAAGCATTTGAAGAAGTCGTAAACTTTGACAAAATGATGGCTGAAGATTACGCGGAAGATGGTTCTGAGAGTATTGCTGAAAGTGAGGCTGCTATAACAGAGCAAATACTTGATGAAGCCCTAAACGCAGCTTTAATGCCTACTGACGCAGAGATTGTACAAGTAGCTGAAGCTAAGGTACCAGACATGGATCCTACTATGGATATTACGGAAGAAAGCGAGACAGCCAACCTTTCTATTGACGAAGAGATCGACTTACAGATGGCAGAAGAGGCTTTAGCAGTAGAAGATGCTAAAGCCGAAGAAGATGCTCAAATGGCTCAAGAGTCTGTAGATACAGATGCGTCAACGAATACCGCACCCACAGCAGATGACTTTGCTGCTATGGAGGCAGAAGTCGTAGCTTCAGATCTAACGGCTGATGTTGTATCTAAGACAACAGCTACTGTATCTGTAGAGCATTTCGATCCATTCAACGATTACCCTACTGCTAAGGTAGAATCACCTACTACCTAAATAAACGGTAGGTAATGGAGACTATTTGGCTCTATTGCACTATCCAAAATACTCATTGGACTTTGGATAGGTAAGTTACCTAGAGCTGCTATTGGATTACTGTCGAGTATGTCAGGTATATCCGTAGTAGCTCGCTGTAACATCTCTAACGATATAGCAGTAGCAGGTTTATCTCTGAATGCTCTAAATATAACTCGTTGGATTCTAAATAAGAACTTAGTAAACATAAGGATACCCATATCATTCAACCACTGGAGTTGTGGGCTAGTGTTTACATCATAGTTAACAAACGCATCTATAACTGTATGTAAGGCATCATCATGGGACTTACCTTGCTTCTCAGTAAGGCTCTTATAGACAGCAAATCTAGCAATAAAATCACTATACTGTGTTGCATCAAGCAACATCTTGCCAGCGTCCGTGTCAGGGCTAATAACAACATTCTTATAAATAGTAGTTAACCAACTTGGTACACCATACGTATCACCGTCACCTAAATTAGCGTCTTTAGAAGCCTCTTTAGTTAATCTTTTTAGCTCCTTAGGTACTAACTTACCTAGCCTAACCTCTAATTGATCACTCTCCGCAGAAATATCTTCAACAATAGACTGGAACACTCCAGCTTGCATAAGGGTATGTACCTGATTACTCTTCAGGTCTTCCTTAACTCTGCTAATTGCTCTAGCCTTACGCCTGAGTTTACCCCTAGATACCCCTGACTTAGACTCTAAGAATTTTAGCTCTCTCTCTAAGGTAGCCAACTTGCGACTATCCGCAACATAGGTAGTAACCAATTTGAGCCCTAACGCTTGATTAACAGCCATATCCTTGGCACTTACACCATTGACTAAACCAACAAGTACATTACTAATAACGTTATTCTTTAGTACGGATGGTGTCTTAATAACGATACCTGATTTAGCTCTAGCCACTGTAGCCGTCCATAAGTTACCTGCTATATCAATATAACGAGCTACTTCAGGGGAATATTTACCAACGTAACTAGCAATGGATAGCTTCCGATAACCAAATACTACATTCATAAGCTCAGTACGTATGAATATCTCGTCTTCACCGAACACCTCGTGCATTTTAGTACGCATGTTAGAAGGGATAAGCCTATATGCTTCTATATCCCTAGGTGATGTACTCTTAGATGACAACCTAGTGAAAGAGCCTGGATCATCTTCATAGAACTTATCGTAGTCTTCCTTAGCCTGTAACACGATCATGTCATTGATACTGGTTGACTCGTGCTTAGTGGTTATACTGCCCATCATATTACCAAGCACTATATGAGCTCGGTTATCCATACCCATAACAGTTGCTTTAGTCTGTTGAGACATAATGTGACGATAATCAGTGATTTTACCTTTATCATCAGTAGTAGGAACCATAAAGGTTTTACCGTACCTTACATTGCTCTTACCATTGAACGAGTCAGCAGTTTTCTTGGAGTTAACTCTACGGATAGCAGTGTAATCCAATATAGTCTGAATGGTTGCATCGATACCCTCTAAACCGCCATGCTCTACCCTCGCAAGGATGTTTGTACCTCTGGCATTAGTACCAGCAGTAGACAAAACTCCTGACATGTATTTACGCATAGGAGCATTGTCATTAACATACATGTACATAGGCTCCTTACCTGCATTATTGGTATCAGCCTCATCTAGTGCTAGCTTAGAGTGCTTAACGTACCCAAGCCTAGCCATCGCCTTTTCTTCAGAGGCTAAGCCATACTTAATATCTATATCCTCATCTAACGAATCAATAGTATATCCTTGAACTGTTTGAGCTTTGTTACCTTTAAACAGCTTCTCTAAAGATTGTGCTTTGAACTCTTGGTGCATATGAACCATAAAGCTGAATCCATCAGCTTCAACTCTTCTGTTGATCTCAGACTCTATACGTTTAGCAGCCGTAGCTTTTACTCCAGCATCCGTATTACTTAGAGCAATCAAGCTTGCCAATACGTCTAGTTCAGCAGTTATTGCGTCAACATTACCATTCACTACAGGTGCTCTAAATTTCCTTAAGCCTTTAGCAGTGTTACGAACAGCACTTAGTTTAGCGATGTTATAGGTATTACTCATACCATCGTTAACTAACATCTGACTTTGCGCCATAAAGTGTCCTAATGACGTAACTTGATCTTGGTAGTACAAAGCATTATCCCTATACTTGGCTAAAGCAGCTAACCTGATGGCTATCTGTTGTTTCAGTGCACTACGATCTGTTAGCATATTAAGCGTATCCTTAATGCTATAAGCCGTAAGCGTAGCACCTAAGTCCGATTTAAGGATAACAGCAGTAAGTGCTCTCCATTCATCATCTTGAACTGGATTATTAGGATCGAAATGATCTGCAAGATCACGAGCAACTCCTTTACGTATTAGTTCACTAGCTTGGTCAATAGTCTGCTTACTAAGTCTCAACAAGTCATACCAAGGTCTTGTATCCTTAGTCTCCCCACGTACTTCTACCATAAGTTGATAAGCCATAGACTCGCGTGCTACACCCATTTCTATGGATACACGATTTAGAGCTTGCTTAGCACCTTGTACAGCTAATCTAGCAGGTACGGAGGCTAGCCCTGCTGTAAGAGTCCAAGCCACACTAATGTACTTGTTTTGGTCTCGCAAAGTGAAAGGCATACTCTTTGCATACTGTAAATATGGTGCAACTATCCTTTCAGTAATAGCATCGGCTGTGACCTGATTGAACCGTTGCAGACGTTTAGGCAGTCTAGCTTGTAGCTTAGCTATAGCATTGTTCTCTACAGCACCAATACGTGTTGCAATGGCTTCAAGAGAACTCTTTGCATCATTAGTTTTTCCATAGTACATATCCGTTAGCTTGTTTATAAGCTCTATAAAGAGCTGAAGTAAAGCTTTGACAGGACTCTCAGTAAACTTAGCAGTACGCTTATAGCTACTTCTGGCATCAACCTTTTCAAGAATACTCATGAAGTGTTCATTAGTCATACCTGATACAGCGAATTCATGTACCTCAGACTCTTTGCCACTGAATATATGGTTATAACGAGCCTTAGCTGCTTCTTCTTCTGCTTTGATACTTACAGCAGTTACAGTATGCCCACTAGAATCTTTTGTTAAGAAAGCTCTCCAAGGTTCATTGCCATACTCCTTTTCAAGGTATTTCTCAGTAGCCTTAATGAGGTCACGAACTTGTTTACGAGCAGTACCAAACTTTTTTAAGCCTATGTCCCATATAGGATGAACCAACTCATGTACAAACACTTCTTGCGAAGACAACTCAGAGCGGTTAAGGAGCTTAGTACCCTTAGCATGCTGAATATACACATCCTTACCCACGACAGAACCCATATTAGTAGCACCTGCTACTCTCTCCTTTACATTCATGCTACCAATGGCTGTTAGCAATGGTTTAATGTGTTTACGGATTACTGCAGTAAGGTGGGCTTTATGCTTTTCATTCTCACGCTTGTTACCCTTTAAATCCATATCGCCAAAGATGACCTCTACATTGCCTGCAGTAGCTTTCTGGTTATAAGCATTCTCGAAGTGGTTGAAGCTAAATATACCTTCCTGAGAGTTCCGCCAAGGGGGCGAGTCATCCTTCTTATTTGATTTCTCAGCCTTAGACTGTTTCCAAGGTGGCGAGTCATCCTTCTTATTTGATTGCTTAGCCTTTGATTGTTTCCAAGGTGGTGCATCATTTTTCCTTTTAGACTGCTTAGTCTTAGACTGCTCCCAAGGTGGTACATTGTTGGTAGTTTCTGTCTTAGTTGCCTGAGTGTCGTTACCAAGCGTACTTTCAGCTAACGCACCTATAGCATCTAGTAGTACAGCATAGTCGGAATGCCTAGCCTTAACTCCTAATAAGGCAAGGACACCTTTGAAGAATTCAGATAATTGATTGCCCTTAGCCAGTTTATTCTTTTGTTTACTTAAGTGCTCCATCAGTATTGGATGAGTAGTGCCATAAGTAATGAACTCAGCAGTTGCGGTAAATTCATCCATCTGCTCTAACGCGAGCTGTAATTTATTTAACTTAGACCCAGGTTCAAAAGATCGACCCAGAAACATCTCCTTTAACTTAAGGATTCTATCTAATCCCTCAGCTTGCGTGGGAGTAAGTTTATCCCGATCATAAGCCGCTATAGTGGTCAAATGATGTAACCCTTCGTGAGCTATGAGATGAGGTAGGTAATTAGGTTTCTGCGTCTCTAATATAGTCTTACTACTACTATCAGTACTAGTGTGTACATTTACACCTATGAACTTGGTAGGGAAGTGAGCAAGACCATTGACTGTAGTAACAGTCTCCCCATCCTTAGAGTTTATTAGCCCAATCTTAACCCCCATATTGGATAGACTAGGCAAGACTACTTTAAGTAAAGCTATAATCGCCTTAGAGGTGAATCTACGCTTATCTAAGGAGTCCGCTAGAGGTTCTAATAGTGTATCAGGCTCAACTAAACCAGTCTTAGATACCGCCACCTGATCAGTTAAAGCACGTAACGCTGAGTCTGTTACTTCTACGTTAGACCAATCTAAGGAATTCTTATTATGAGGATTATCTAAGGTATGTAAAGGCTCTCCACTTGGTTTAAGGTTAGCCTCAGCTTTCTCACGTCTAGCTAGAGCCCCCTCTTCCTCTATTTTAGTGGATTCTATACCTTTACCTATAGCAACCATACTTTCCTCAATAGAAGCATTCGGAGCCAAGCCTCTAATAGAGTTAGACTTAACTGAGGATGTAATAGTATATTCAGAGCCACCTAGCCTATATTGTTCCGTACCTACCCATAAAGATAAAAGCTCTTTATAGGCAGCCTTGTTTAGATTACTGAAATGCGAAAATTCTGTAAGAACCATCTCAGGTGTGTAAGTAATAGGACTCCCTTGTGGAGGGTAGACTACGATATTGCGACGGGATAATTCTATTAACTCCGACATCATCTTAGGATCCTCTGCTACCTTAGCGATAATACGCAAGGCAGTAGTTTCAACGCTATTAACCATAGACCAATTAGTGTGGTTCTTGGTGTAGGCTTCATTTAATGTCTTAGCTGCATCACCTATAGTAAGGGCATTACCCTGTACTGCATCAAATAAGTGAGTGACCTTATGCTTAGTAAAGACTATGCCATTGGTGTTACTGTCAGTAGACAGGTTAAGAGCTATAGCTCCTTTGATGCCTACATCCCCTGAGGGTACAAAGAGTCTTGCGTTAGTAGAACGGGATTTATGACGAGTCTCTACCATATCACCTGAACGATAAGTACCGTCCTCACCAAACGTAGCCACCGTAGCTACATGCTCTCTAGGGTACGCAATCTTTATTCTACCCCCAGCAGAGTCTTCAACTATTTCTTCTACTGATTCTGCTACCCCTACCCCATCCTGTATATTAGATGAACTGGCATGTTGGAATATGAGTGCTTCACCAGACTCTCGCATGTCTACTTCTATCTGGCGTACCTGATCTTTACTCAAAGCCAAAGAATCCTGAGAGGCTTCTGCAGCTCTCTTTTTGTACAGAAGGTGTGAAGCCCAACCAGCTAGTTGGATCATACGGTTAAGCTTGTCTCGCTGAGGTAATAGATGCTGTAGAGATGTATCTAATGCATTACCCATAGCCCTACCATAAGTATTGCTGTAATTAATTTCTAGGGCTTCCAGTTGACGCTTCGTTAGTAATTGATCTAGGAATACTGCTTTATTACCTACTTTTAAGTTGACAGCCCTATAGCCTACCATCTGATTGATCGTTACAGTCAGTTTATCTAAGGCTGCTTGATCATCCTGAGCATCAGTAACTTCCTCATGGATTAATTTAAGTAGAGCCTTAAACATAGCTTTCTTAATAGCTTTCTTACCCGCTCCATAGGCAATGACCATAATGGGACTCTTAGATAACTTACGTCCCTCACGTGTAATTGCTATAGTCAGCTCTCCACCCACGTTTTGGACAGTTGTAGATAACTCACCCAACATAGCAGTAAAGCCTTCTATGGCTATTACCCGCCTAAAAGCACGTTCTCTAGTTAGCTCAGCAGTAAGGTTAGCCAACTCATCATTCAGGTTAGACGTGTTATTTTCATAGTTGTCTAAATTTCCAGGTTGCTCCAGATAATCATCAGCATTACTGAACTTATCCCCTTTAAATCTAAAGCCACCTCTACGTAAGAAGTGTAAGAACATAGGATCAGTACTTATAGCTAACTGGTAGGATATAGATATAACTCCATTAGTCGTACCATCTACTTCTTTAGGTAAGGTAAAGTCAAAGGAACTATCCTTATTGTCCGCAGCATGCTTCCAGTCTGCTAGTGCAGATATACCAGCTAACGTATGGATTTTCTCTCCGCCAACTTCTATAGCAGCCTGTAAAATAGCTTCTTGCTCACTAGTATAAGGCTCTACAGAGTCTCTGGTTTGGATAATTAAATCAACAGCTTTACTTACAGTTTCATCCACAATCTCAATAGTATTTATACCATCTACTGTAGAGACCTTGAATAGCTTTTCACGCAGCTTGTTTATAGTATTATTACCATCCTCAAGGTCGAAAGCCTCAGCTATTGCTAGAGAGAATGAAAAGACATGCTCAGGTGCGGTGTTATCAATACTTAACGTACCCTCGAAATCTTTAGCCCCAAATAAGAAGCGATGCATCTTACTATGCATTACAGAAATACTCTTAGAGGTATCCATAAATCGAGTATTACTAATTACCTTATATGTATAATAGAATGGTTTAGCCAAGTCCCTATCTACCATGAACTCCTTAACAGCATTAGCCTCACGAGCCAAGCCAAGGTTTAACCCTTCCATACCTGGCTTTAAGTATGCAGCAGCTCTTTTAATCACACTTTCACTATGAGCACCACTAGCAAGCAACCAACCAGCAGGACTGAATTTATCCTTAATAGCATGCAGTTTCTTAACAGGAACTGTGGCTACTGCTTGTAATGCTTTAATACGAGCTTTCTGTCTGTCCGATACTAGAGCAATGGAGTTAGTTAACTGATTCGGTACAGAGTCCTGAGCTTCATCGTGTAACCCTGTAACACTCTCCTCAGTACCTTTAAAAACAGAGTCAATAAGATCTGTCTGCTTACGACTTGTTTCAATAAAATTAGTGAACTTAGGATCAAGCTTAAACATGCCTGTAGATTCATCCTTCACCCGTTGACCTTTGGCATTAACTACTAGTAGAGGTCTAACGAATACACGCTCCTCATTAGTTATATCGTCTGGATGAACTAAGTTACCTTCACGATAGGCATTAATAGCCGCTTGAGGAATACGATGAGTCTCGATTAATCCAGCAGCCTCAGCAGCTCTTAGGGCATTCATACCAAGGGTGTGTTCCATACGAGCTTGGAAGCTACCATCAGGGTTATCATTAGCTGCATACTTTAGATTCATCATACGCAGGATTTCTTTACCTATAGCTGTAGCTACAGCGTATTCAGAGCTACCAGCATCCTGCATGAGTCGTTGTAGGTCGGGTATAACCTCGTCCTTACGATCCATACCCAGCATAGATGTTATATCTAATTTAGTATTGAAAGATAATCCATACCCATCAATAGCTAACCACTTCTTAACTGCGAGTGCGGAAGCTACAATGATATTATCGTTCATAACCCCATCATTATCCCTAAACAACATGGAAGGATTAATCGCTATATCGTCTCGGAAGATACCATTATCATCATATGCGGATAGGTAGGTATAGTAATCACCACGGAAGCCATCAACATAGTCCATTAGCTGAGCTGTTTCTTCTACCTCTAGCTCAGTTAGCCCTAGTCTCTTGGCTACTCCCTTAACATTATTACGGAAATGGTATGCGAAGTTTGGATAGTTGCCTAGAGCACCTGCACTGTTAGTACGTAGTACTTTATACAACTCCTTAAGAGGTTTAAGGAGCTTAGCTGCAGGAGACTCTGTAGCTGCAACCTTTATAAGTGGCTTCTTAGGTAATGTACTAGGATCAATGCCAGCAGCCTTAGCATCTTGTTTAGCTTTGTTACGATTACCTACAGTATTGTTAATGTCTAAAGCAGTATCCGAAGTAGCTTCAAGAACTCGTTGGGTTCTTGCTGTCTCAGGTTCTACAGCTTTAACCGTACCTTTACTAGATTCTTCAGTGTTCTTAGTAGCTTTCGTATCCTTAGTGTTTGTAGTGTCCTTAGTGTCTTTAGTTACGTTTGAGACAGTACTATTGCCTTTGTTAGTAGTAGGAGCAACAGGGTCAGCACTGCCATTTGTATCGCTAGTAGGGCTAACACCATCTTTGGTATCAGTCGTAGCGGAGGCTTCTTTAGAGCTTGTTCCTGTGTTTGTAGTAGGTTGTGTCGCATTAGGCTTAGGTACAGCACTAGGGCTATTACCAGCAGGAATGCTGCTAGTACTATTGCCGTCATCAGTAGTAGGACTATTACTTGTGGCTCGTTCATTAGCTTGCACCTCATCTATACTGCTAGGTTGATTGCTAGCAGGTACTGCACTACTGGTACGCTCATTAGCTTGTACTTCATCTATACCAATAGGTTCAGGGGTCTCAGGATTGAACTCAGCAGTTTGTTCTGGACTTGCCTCAGGTGCAGAGGTTTTAGTTGTAGCAGTAGGTTTAGATAAACCAGCTAATACACTCATTACCTCAGCACCTTCTTTTACTAAGGCAACTTCTTTCTCTAACCTAGCTTTAAATACTTTAGCTACATTAATGCCAGCATCAGTGTATGTACCTGCTGTAGTCTTCTGTCTGGCTCTAACAACAAAGTCTACCTTACCAGGTTTACTGCTAGGGTAAGTGACTTCTTGATTCTTCCCTGTCTTGGTAGCAGCTTCTATAGCTGTGCCAATTAAGCTAGCTTTAGTTTCCAACATGCTAGCAAACTTTTTTAGGGAACCTAAAGCTGCAGTCGTAGCTTCTGTATCATTATCAGCAATAGCCTGACCTATGCGTGAAAGGTGCTCTCCTAATGATGGCTTACCGCCTGTATTAGTACCAGTTCCGAGTACTTCCTTTCTTACATCCTCATAACCCTTTTTACCTTCAGTACGTGATACAAATTGCCTAGCAGCGTTCTGATAGGCTTTAGTCTGTGCAAGTAGCTTTTGTAGGTGTTCATCGTTGCTAGACTTTATATGCTCACTTAACTGCTCCTCGAAGTCACTGTCATCGAATGCCTGTGAACCCCTAGCAATCGCATTAGCAAGGTACTGTTTGATGCTGTTAGATTTAGGAGCTACCTTAGCATCTAAGTCAGCCTTAATAGTTTCTTTAAGGTACTTGGCTTGATCTTCTTGTACTGTAGCTATAGTTGCGTTTAAAGCAGACTTAACAGTAGTAAGAACCTCACCGTCTTTTTCTAATTGAGTGTAATCAGGGTCTTCCTTATTTGCTGCCTCTGTGAATGCAGTAACAGCTTCTTGGTACTTAGCCTGTAGTGCCTTAGCATACTCAGCAGGACTCCCGTATTCGGGAGCAAGGTATTTCTTATTGTTAACTAGTTGCTCAGCTTGCCCTAATGGATCACCCTTAGACTTCCTGTAAGCTTTGATAGCTGTTTTAGTAGATGAAACCTCGCCACGAGCTTCAGCCTTGGCTACTACTTCATCGCCAGCTTTTTTAAGTTTATCAGCAGTTTCAGGTAAACCCTTAACTGTAGCCCTAACTCCTTGAAGAGTCTTACCTACAGTAGCTCCACCTATTGCTAGTGATGCCCCAACAGAACCACCTAGTACACCTGCTGTATTAGCCTCTTTATAGTCTTTCTCAGTTAGAGAAGTATCTTCATCCCCAACCTTATTAGCCTTAGCCTGCAATAAGCTAGCTCCACTTTCAGCTAGGAACTCTCCACCTGCACCTACAGCAACAGC